GAGGCATCATTTTCACCTTGATAACCCTGCTCTTTTTGGGATTGGATTTTGTGCTGACCCGGTTTAGGGAAAAAGCATTTTTACTGGCGCCCGGCATGCCTATATCGGGTATCATCCTTGTGTATATGAGAAGTATTGTGCTGGCATGGCGGTGGCGGAAAAGGAATCCGTCTCATGCCCTTATCCGGATGAAAAGACGCGGCGGTTTCCTGAAAGCCGTCGGCGCCGTGATCCTTTCCGTAGACGGCGTGCCGATTCAAAAATCGAAAGCGGCTGTTGTGGTCGGAAAGAGCGTATATATTCTTCCCGGGGAGCACAGGCTGGAAATGGCGGGATATACCTTGCGGCACCAGCTGTCGAATATACCGTCTTTTCCAAGTAAGGGAAAGCAGCAGGAGCGGACGGTCCGATTTACCGGCGGCAGGCGCTATATACTCCGCTATGAACCGGCGGGCAGAAAGCTTGAAATAAGTGATAACGGGCCGATCTGATTTATACCGCTGCCGTTATGTTTATGCTATAAAAGGTATAAGCTGAAAAGTCCCCGTTATTTGGGGACTTTTTTGTGTAGACGGCAGACAAACGGCAAAAATTCATTTGTACATGGTTTCTATATATTGGTCTGCTTTTTTGCGAATATCATCTGTATAATGAATATAGGTAGCTGCTACGGTAGCGACATTATCCCCTAAAACAGCCGCAACAAGATTAATATCCTTTGATTTTGATAAAAGCATGGTGGCAAAGGTGTGTCGCAAAGTATGAACAGAGATACCCTGTTTTAATATACGCAGCTGCCTATTCATGAGTGGATGAGTGCTTGGTGTTGTAGGAATAATTCGCCCGTCAATGGATACAGGGGCGGTCTGTTTCCATTCATTTAACTTGGCGGCCAATTTTGTATTCATGTGTATAGTTCGATTTCCGTTCCGTGATTTTACGGCTTTAAATCCCCGTTTTTGGGGTGATATCCAGTTATATTGCTTATCTATGGTAATTGTTTGTCTTGTTAAATTAATACTGTTCCATGTCAATCCGGCTATTTCCCCGTATCTCATACCTGTATTTAAGGCAATGAAAGCAATCATGTAAAAAGTGGGGGTATCACTTAAGGCATCAAGCAATTGCAATGATTCTTTTTCAGTCAATGCTTTTATTTTCCGGATAGTTTTATCTTTTGTTTGTGTAACGCTATTCGCAGGATTTTCTGTAATAATTTTATACGGGTTAATAGCATAGTTAAAGATGGCACGAATCTGAGCGAAACGATTCTTTCTTGTGCCTTCGCTGAATCGCCCCATATCCTGATAAACATTAATTACATCTCCGGCGGTGATCTCCCGTATTTGTTTATTGCTCAGGGTAGGAATGCTGCGGAGCATAAAGAAATAGTTCCTTTTTGTGCTATATTCTAAAGAGGATCCTTTATCCCGCAAGTATATATTCTGTGTGAAACTTTTAAAGGTAATATCCGCAAGTTCCGGATCTGCTCCGCAGGCGGCATCTTCTTTGGCAGCGGCTAATAATTTATCTTGGTATTGTTTGGCTTCCCGCAAGGTTTTAAATCCTTGTTTGGTTTTCTGCTTCCATTTGCTATTTACCTTATATGACAGAATAAGGCAAATACTGCCGTTCTTCTCACGCGTCGAAAATGAATATTCCATAATAAAAATCAGCTCCTTTTCTGAAACAGGGCTGATTGTGCTATAATATATGCGTAACCAGCCTGTGGTAGGGTTGTTACAATTGCCGGAAGGATACCCTCTATCGTTCCGGTTCCCGTCGTCATATTTGCGGTATGGCGGCGGGATTTTATAATTGAATAAAAAATAGGGATGGTATCTATAACGAAACCATCCCCGCAAAACGGAAAACCGTTTTTTGTTCTGGAATCATTATAGAAATAATGGAGTGCTTTGTAAAGAAATGGCTTATGGATTACATCTTTTGCAGGGAACGTATCCTGCGTTTATCGCTTCATCACGCGTATCGAAATAGACTTTGTTACGATCTTTCATCTGGTAGACACTACTGCAATAGTCTTCATGGAATTTGTGGCTGCGGAGATTCCCGATGTAGGCATCTACTATGCCGGCAATGGAAACAGACAGTACAGCAGCTAATGAAAGTGTGAGAATAGATTTCTTGAACATTTTTACGCCTTCTTTCTGTAATTTTGTTACCAACCTATAAATCTAATAAAACGAACAAAAAGGGAAATGTATATTGGGGCGAATAATAAAAATATAATTATTCGAATATTTCTTGCAATAAAGAAGTGATCTTCGAAATAAATTTGTGGATGGAGCGGAGAGAGATGAAAAATATTATATTTAATATTTTTCTCTTGAAGAACTGCGGCGGCGTCAACTTTTTCTTGTGTATTAGTGACTCCATAACGAGATGTAAGGTAGGCTTGCTGTTTAGTCAAAATCGAAAAAATTTGTCTTTGTCGTTTTTCTGGCAATGAATAAACATATTCATGTCCTGTTATATAGTCTTGATATTCATAATTATTTGCCCACATACTGGGGGCAGAATAAATTAAAATGGCAGAAATAAAAGTTGTCCATAAAAAACGAGGAACAAAATATTCTGTAGGAAGAATACTTTTAAAAGATAGATATCGTTCAATCGTGTTATCCCATCCTTTTTCGCCTAATAAAAACACTAATGGATACAGCGAAAAGATCATGAAAAGTGTAAATTCGAATGTCATTGAAGTATCCCTCATTCCAGTCGTCCAATTAAAATATCATATGCATATTTTCTGGCTTCTTCCTTACCGTATTTCTCTTCTGCCACTTTAACTAATACGAGTAAAGCACATATATTAATCTTTGAAGCAATAGATTTTATTGAATGCTCCAATTCCGATGAAATGAATTTTCCGTAAATTGTAGATTCTTCTAAAACGAGGTCGGATAAATATTTACCCTCTTTTGTGTAAATATCTGAAAGTGCATACCCCGGATATTGTTCTCTTATTTCTGAATAGAGGATCCTTAATGGATACCAGTCATCTGGTAGGCGATTTTCTTTTTTTGCGTTCTCCATTTCTCTTTTTATTATTTTTGAATAAAGTTTTCTTCCGATACGATTTAATGACCTTCGCGGATTTCCCTTTTCCGATAAACGCGCATAAATCCAAGACAGAATGAATAGGAAAACAATCTCTCCGCAAAAATATAAAACATATTGCATGGTGATATCAGCACTCTTTCATCAATACTTTATTTTTCCTAATACAGCGACCGCAAGTCCCAGAATACGGCATTCGTCACAGGTTTCAGGACTGCATATAATAGGTTTGTAAGCAGGGTTTTCTGCATTCAGCTGTAGAAAGCCATTCATATGATAAATGCGTTTTAATGTAGCACTGTCGTTTATTAAAACGGCAGCTATTTGTCCATCATCTACATCGGACTGCTGACGTATAAAAACAATATCGCCATCGTTTATCTGGGCATTTATCATACTGTCACCTTTGATTTTCAAGGCAAAGTCAGCATGCAATTTATCATCGGCTGGCAAGAATTCTTCTATATGTTCATCTGCATAGATAGGTTCTCCTGCGGCAATTTCTCCCAAAAGGGGGATTTTTTTCCTTGCAATCGGCACATAATTTGAGAGTTTTTGATATTGAGGAATATCTTCCCATCCTGTGAGATACGATGCAGGTACATCCAATGCCATTGCAATTTTTTTTATGATATCTATTCCTACTGTCTTTATCTGCCCATCTTCATAACGCTTGGTGTTACTTTCACTAAGTCCGATATGCTCACCGAGTTCCTTTAATGTCATTTTTCTGGACTTTCGCATTTCTTTTATACGTGAGCCCACATGCCTGTTATATTGTAATTCATCCATTTATTTCACCTCGATTCTATTAAAATAATAGTACAATAATTTTGTACAAGATACAAGTATATTTTCTGTTGTGATAAAAAAACTTGTATGTAGTGCTTGACAATATCTTTTGAACACGTATAATTAGGATAGTAAAACTTGTACAATATGCAAGTTAAGATAAGGAGGAGGTGAAACAAATGGAAATGCTCAAACTAAAAGGAGCTATAGTAGCAAATAAAAAGAATTATAAAGAGTGTGCAGATTATCTATCTATTTCAGTAAATTCGTTTAGCGATAAAATCAACGGGAAGAGGCCTTTTTCTTGCTGGGAGGCCACAAAGCTTAAACGTTTGTTATGTTTGAATAATGAGGAGAGTATAAGTATTTTTTTTAACTTAAACTTGCATAATATGCAAGAAAGAGAGGTGAGGAGATGGAAGAGGTAAATATTAATGGTTATGTCTTAAATAAGAATTCGCATGAAAACTACAAGCGTGCAATGCTATTCCACGTTTTTGATGTACTGGATGTGGACCTTTTTGAAGAAGTAAAACGATATGAACGATACAGGGGAAGGTATTCAAAAGAAAAACAGCACGACGGAAACGCGCTGTCTTCTTGGTTCCTTATTCCTGGGGTAGTGATAAAAGATTGTCTAAAATTGTGTCATTTGCTTCAGAGGCAACGTATTTTTCGCCGTTTTTACTGATTCGAGGTTCAAGGAACGGCATATTCCCGCGATTAACTCTTATGCTGTGCGGATGAGTTAATAAATAGTCATGAATTTCTTCTTTAGGGAAATATCCTAATATTCCATCACCGCTAAGGAATATTTCTGAAATTTCCCAAAGGTCAAAATTTAACAGACCGACACCGGGGCGTTTCTTGATTTTTAAAGCAAATATCATAGTGTTCACCTCCTCTCTGCCAACATTATAACAGAGTGAACAGAAAGAGAATTGTAACAACCTACCACGGAATTTAAAAACAAGAAAGGAGAGAAAAATGGAACGAAGGACATACACCGTCGCAGAAACCGCTGAAATCTTGGGCATATCAACGGATGTCGTCTACCGCATGAAAAATGACGGCATCCTTCCGGCGGTGAAAAATCTGTCTGCCATCCGTTTTCTAAAGCGCGATGTGCTGGCGATGGTCGGTGAGAAGCCTGACGATTTCCGCCCGTCTGCATTACGAAGACTTAAGAATGAATTGTCTCTTGAGAAACAGGAAAACGCACGACTGCGGGGCGTCATCCGGCAGATTTGTATAGCCGCTAATACGGCAGCAGTGCAGGAGGGGTTATGAACAAGCCATTAATTTTCACAGCGGCTCTCATGTCGGCAGCATTGGTAGCCGGTGCCGCGGTAGACGCAGGCAAAATCTATCACCGGTTTTTCCCGGAGACAAAGATTGTCGAGTACCGCCGGGAGGTAAGACCGGGAGATACCCTATGGACAATCTGCGGTGAGATAGTGACAGATAAAGAGGACCTGCGGAAACTGGTTTATCAGGCGAAGAAAGACAACAGGATCCGGGACGTGGGCAATCTGCAGCCGGGCATGTTGATTGTAGTCAGAGTTGATGAGGCGCGGAATGGATGACAGACAATTTACCGTAACACTGGCTAAAGAAGATTGGGATTTAGTTCTGACCGCACTGGAGATCTGCAAAGAGGATGGGTCATCATTTATGGAGTACGAAATCGAATGCATTATTCGCGGAATAGAGTCAGATTTAGACAGTCAAGGTTTTTAAATGAAAAAGCCGACTGATAACTGCAATTATCAATCGGCAGGCGGAAAAGAATCGCTAAGACTTTCCGCCTCTATATTATCAGAAAATGGAGAAATAGACAAATGGCAGAACTTATATTGAATGCCGATGCTTCGCGTGAGGATTGGCTCAAAGTAAGAAATACAGGATTAGGCGGGTCAGACTGCGGAAGCATCCTCGGACTCAATCCGTATAAATCAGCATTGACACTTTGGTCAGAAAAAACAGGAATGATGCAGCCCGAAGACCTGTCAAAAAACGAAAGGGTCTGGTGGGGCAGCCACATGGAGCCGGTAATCGCACAAAGATTTGAGGAAATTACAGATAAAAAGGTACGCCGGAGAGGAACTCTTCGAGACAACGATTATCCGTATATGCTGGCCAATATTGACCGCTGGATAGTCGGAGAGAATGCCGGGCTTGAAATCAAGACGGCAGATTGGCGCATGAGCAAGCAGTGGGGCGATAAAGACGATCCGCAGGACATGACAGTACCAGACAGCTACTACTGCCAGTGCATGCATTACATGGCAGTCACAGGGGCCGATTACTGGTACATAGGAGCCCTTATCGGCGGAAACGATTTCCGGGTAAAAAAGATCATGCGTAACGAAGACGATATCAAGTACATCCGGGAGCAAGAAAAAGAATTTTGGAACCATGTCACAGAACAGACAATGCCTGCGGTAGACGGCAGTGATTCTACAGTTCACACACTTGTCGGGCTGTACAATACGCCAAACGGGAAAGAGATAGACCTGCCTGAAGAAGCATTGCGGATTTTTGAAAAATATGACTTGGCCAAAGCAAAAGAAAATGAGGCAAAAGAGGCTATACAGGCGGCAAAAAATGAATTAATGGCACTGCTTGGAGAAAACGAAGTCGGGCACCTCGGTGACAGAAAAGTCACATGGAAGGCAATCAAGCCGAGAGAATCTATTAGCTTATCACGCGTTAAAAAAGAAGACAGCGGCAGCTATGAGGCACTCAAAGCGATGGGATTTATCAAAGTCGGCGAAGCAGGCCGCATGATGAAGGTCTACTGATGAACATTGAAGAGTTTACAGCCCTAAAAACGGGGGTGAAAGTGAGAATACAAAGGGGGCTGAAAGCCCCGCCCATTTCCGGGACACTGGCAGATAAGGTGAACGAATCAGCTCTTGTCAAAATAGGGCATACGCCTTCGGGAAAGCCAATCTTGATTTGGTCGCATTATATGAAATTAAAACAGGAGGAGTTCAGATGAGAATTAAGGAGATACTTTCGCAGCACAGAAGAGATTTCAGAGCATTATTTATCTGTCCTTTTTGCGGGCATGAAGAGGAAAAACCGGGATACGATGACGTTTATTTTCATCAGAATGTGATCCCGGAAATGAAATGTAAAAAGTGCGGAAAAACAGAGCAGGACGGAGCAAATTATCGTCCGTTGAGTACAAAATATACGGAAGGTTTTCAAATTTAACAGGAGGTATGAAACATGAACGCAGCAAAAGGAATCGTAAAAACACAGCAAGAGAACAAAAAGCCATCTCTGCAGGGGCTAATTCGGGCGATGGAGCCGGAGATTAAAAAGGCATTACCGTCGGTCATTACACCGGAGAGATTTACCCGGATGGTATTTACGGCGCTGTCGAGCAACCAAAAGCTGCAGGCGTGCACACCGGAAAGTTTTCTCGGTGCAATGATGCAGGCTGCACAGTTGGGTGTAGAGCCGAATACCCCCATCGGACAGGCATACTTAATTCCGTACGGCAATCAGGTGCAATTTCAACTTGGATATAAAGGACTGATTGATCTTGCTTATAGAAGCGGTGAAGTACAGAGCATACAGGCGCACGAAGTGCACGAAAACGATACATTTGAATACGAGCTTGGGCTGAACCCAAAACTGAAACACGTACCAGCTATGAAAGACAGGGGCCCGGTCATCTTATACTACGCTGTCATCAAGCTGAAAAACGGCGGAGAAGGATTCGAAGTTATGAGCCGGGAGGATGTAGATCAATTTGCGCGGACGAAGTCTAAAACATATAAAAATGGACCATGGCAAACGGATTTTGACGAAATGGCAAAGAAGACCGTACTTAAGAAAGTTTTGAAATACGCGCCTTTAAAATCTGATTTCGCAAAACAGGTCAAAGAAGACGAAACAATTAAAACCAGTATTTCGGAAAACATGACGGACTTGCCGGACGAAACGGTAACCATCGATGCGGAAGCACAAACACCGCAGGACGAAGAAATCCCATTTGATGAAATACCGCCTGCGGTGGACAAGGAAACGGGGGAGGTACTGAGCGATGGAAGAAATTAAGAGAAATCCTCTTCCGGAGATGGAGTGTGGGATGGCCTACTTGGCCCATCCCACACTCCCTACGCTCCCGTCGCTAAAAGCTCGAAAGTATTTGCGAAAGTATTTGCGGAAGAAATTAAGGAGGCTAATGTAGAGGAAACAGGAGACATCGCGTATAAAATCATGAAGAAATACCCCAACCTGACGATCATTTCTCCTCTCCATGCGTATTCATTCTTGGAAGGAAAAAATATGGAAGAAACGGAGATTCTCCGGTACGATTTTAGACTTCTCAACAACTGCACTCTTCTGATTTTGTCCGGATACTGGAGACAGAGCAAAGGATGCATGTCCGAATACGGTTATGCAAAAGCAAAAGGAATCAGGATCTATGAGTATGTAGACGGAACTCTATATCCGCTGGAATGATGCTGGTTAATTGAAAGGGGTGATGCCATGGCACGGCCGCTCAAACAAGGGCTTGATTACTTTCCCTTGGATGTCGGCTTTTTACAGGATATGAAAGTGCGCCGGATAATTAAGTCATGCGGTGCGTCGGCAATTTCAGTACTAATCTGGCTGCTGGGTAGCTGCTATCGAGACGAGGGGTACTACATTTGGTGGACAGAGGATTTGCCTTTCATAGTGGCGGATGAGATTGGCGTCACGGAAGGATGCGTACAAGAGGTTGTTAAAAGAGCCTTACAGGTCGGTTTCTTTGATGCAAGCATGAAGGAAAAACATGGAATTCTGACTTCTGCGGGAATCCAAAAAAGATTTTTGGAGGTAACTTCTCGAAGAAAAGCAGCGTTTCTCCGTAGGGATTTTGCACTCATTTCCGTTAATGTCGACAATAACTCAATTAATGTATGCAATAACTCGATTAATGTATACAGTAATGAACAAAGTAAAGTAAAGAAAAGAAAAGGAAAGGAAAGTAAAGAAAAGGAAAGTAAAGAAAAGGAAGAAGAAAAGAACGTTCTTTCTTCTCAAGATGAAATCATTCAATCTTACTTTTCATCCAATCCTGAATTGGAAGAATCACTCCGAAGGTGGTTGGACATGAGAGAAGAAAGGAAAGCTTCTGTATCACCGACGGCTCTTAAAAAGAATTTGACACAACTCAAAAAATTATCAAACGGGAATATAGAGGACGCCATTCTCATTGTAGAGCAGTCAATTGAAAATCAATGGCTCGGATTCTGGTCACTCAAAAGACCAAAGCAGAAAAAAGCGGGAGGAAGCTACGGACATATTGCTTCTCCGGAAGAGTGGAAAGGTATTAAAGATGGGTGGTGACAATGGAACGAATCAGACGGGATATGGATGATCTCCGGAAAAAAATGGAGACATTTATCAAAAACAATGGCCGCTTAAATGAGCAAAACGAAAAGACAGAAGCAGAAGAGGCGGCAGAAGAAAGAAAAAAATGGACAAATCGGCTGTATAAAGCCGGGATTGGCAGGCGGTACCATGCCTGCACGTTTCAGAACATTGAAAGAAAAGGATTACCGGATTCTAAGCTGCTGAAAAGCCATTATGCAATTGCGAAAGATTACGCTAAGAATTTCAAAACACATAAGGCAAAAGGGCAAGGGCTTATCTTCGCTGGACCGGTAGGACGCATGAAGACCACGATGGCGGTCGCCATTGCGCAGGAGATCATGAAAGATTATAACCGGGCGTATTTCATCACGATGCCGGAATTGATGGACAGCCTTCTGCAAAACAATCTTTCACAAGAGGTGAGAACACGCACAAAAGAAACGGACTTACTGATTCTTGATGACATGGGAGCGGAGTATCAAAATGACTGGGTACTGAACGCGGTCGATGCAATTATATCTAAACGGTACAACGAACTCCTGCCGGTAATTATTACGACAAATAAGACGCCGGAAGAAATGAATCAGAGGTACATGGCACGGATTTTTGACAGGCTAAAGCATGCGAATAGATTACTTGTCGAGGCAGGTGAAAGCCTGCGGAAAAATGAGGTTTAAGGGGTGGCGAAACATGGATAAGGCGATAGCTGGAGCGGCAAAGGATGAAAAAATTTACAGAAATATAGATACGAAATTTTTCAACATGCATTTTTCCGTTCCTGGAAAAGATGGGAAATTCAAGCAAAAGGGACTGTTCTATTGCGCTTATGAAGACGATTATGAAAACCGGCTTGTACATCTTGCGATAGACAATAGAAATGGAACCCCGCTGATAGTTGAATGTATAGACAAAGAACAGGCGATAGAAAGGCTTATGTTCTGGGGTGGAATCGGAAGAAATGAAGCAGAAGAAAGGAGTAACAGAGATGGGAAGTAATCGATTTATGGTCGTATCGGAAAAAAGGGGAATTATCGCAATGAATCCGTCGTATGTTGAGCAAAAAGGGAAAAATCTTATCATCTACATGCCCGGAACGTACAAACAGCTTGAGCTGGAATACGAAACAGAAGAAAACGCAAGAATTGCTTTTGCTGAAATAAAGAGCGCTTATGAATTCGGGAGAATAGACGTTTATGTCTAAGAAAAGCAAATTTAAGGGGGAAGAGAAATGGATACAGTAATGGATGCAGCAAGTGTCGTATTGTTTATTGTCTTGACCATGTACGCGGCTATCAAGCTTGACGAAGCAGCAAGAAAGCTGCGCAACGAAGAAGAGCGGATTTACAGAGAGAGGCACGAAAAATGAACAACTTGATCACCATCGTTGCCACTTTTGGCGACGAGAGAGGAGCATGAAGTGAAACTTTACAGTGACAGAGGGGATAAATATTATCTTTTAGGACAGTTTGAACTATATCTGATGCTTATACAGTGCGTTCTTATCGGAATATTAGTGGCGCTGACATACGGTTTGATTCGATTAGGCGGTGGCATATGAAGCTCATAATACCCGGGCGGCTGCCATGTATGAACGACCTGATCGCTGCTAACCGGTTGAACAAATACGCGGGGGCAGGCGTCAAGAAGAAAACGCAGAGACAAATTATTCTGATTCTGCAGCCGCAAGTGCAAGGACAAAGGTTTACCGAAAAAGTAAATATCCGCATTGAGTATTACGAAAAGGATATGCGCCGGGATGAAGATAATGTGATGAGCGCGGCAAAGTTTATACTTGACGCGCTGCAGGATATGGATATTATCCTGAATGACAGCCGGAAGTATGTACATTTGACGCAAGAGGTGTTTACCGACAGAGAAAATCCAAGGATTGAGATAACGATTAAGGGGGGATGAACTATGCCAAAAGGAAACAAGGAAGCAGAGATACAGTACCGTGTTGCTAATTTCTTTGGTATAAAACAAATAACCATACCTAACGTTAATTTTGCATGGGCAAGCTGTAAAATTCCAAAATATAACAAGAGAGGGGATTTAGAAAGGTTTGATTATCCGTTTGAGGGTATCAGGCACGAAGCGGATTTAATCACAATAAACGAAAATGACTATATGAATGAAATCGAATGTAAATGTAGTTACAGCGATTTTTTAGCAGATTTCCGTAAAAAAGAAAATCACATAACGAAATACACAAGAAGCGTTTATTATGCGTTTGATGGAGAACTATATGCAGTCAAAAAAGATGAAATCCACAAAAAACTTAATGATAAACTCCCGGAGGCAGGAATAATTGTAGTCAATAAACATGTGTGTTCTATTGAAAAGAAGCCGAAATATTTCAAGGTGGATAAAATCCCGATTGAAGTAAAAATCGGGCTAATGAGAATCGGATGTCATAAATGGTGGAACAGAAGTATTGAGTTTTAAAGAGTGAATGATAAGGAGAAGATGATGAATAACGGAATGCGACCGGGCATTTTTCATAACCCGGATCCGAATGATATCGAAGCGTTTTTTGAAGAAATCCGACGATGCAGAAAACATATCGATTCGCTCAATCAGTACCGCTTGCAGTATGAAATGGATCTGTTTTCACTCAAAGGCTGTCGATACGACAAGGAGCCTGTCGACGGCGGAACGTCTTCTGATTTATCGGATATCGTCATCGCTTTTGAACAGAAGATGGCACAAGCAGAAGAACTGCGGATAAAAGAGCTCAACAGATATGGTGATATGATCACAAGAGGATTCAGATTGCTTGCTTTACTTTCCGATCCAGAGCAGAAATCAATCATGATTGACCGGTATTTTATGAACAAGCTCTGGGAGAAAATAGCGCTGGAACATCATTATGTGAGAAGTCATTGTTATCGATTGAAAGATGAAGCGATAAAAGAAATTTCGCAAAAAATGAAACATGAGACATTATGAGACATTCAAAAGTGGTATTATGATAGTGTAAAAGTTCAGGAATTCCTCCCTGAAATAAGAAAGCACGTACTCTACCAAAGTGCGTGCTTTTCGTTTGTTTATCTAAAAGGCGGTGATTACTGTGGGCGCAAGGGGTAAATATGCAAAGTGGCTTCTTCCGGATAATCTTCTGCGCCTGCAGGCGTGGGCACGAGATGGTTTAAGTGATGAACAAATAGCGCATAATATTGGTATTACTACAACTACATTGTACGACTGGAAAAAGAAATATCCTGCTTTTTCTGAGGCATTAGCGCGCGGGAAAGAAGTTGTCGATATTGAAGTTGAGAACGCATTATTAAAAAGAGCCAAAGGATATGACTATATAGAGACGACATCGGAGCTGATTGCGGATAAAAACGCAAAAAATAAAGCGGTGATGAAGGTAACTAAGCGTGTGACGCGACATGTACCGCCGGATGTGAAAGCTATTGTATTCTGGCTGACGAACCGAAAACAGGAATGGAGAGACAAGCAGGAGAAGGAATTTTTCGGCAACATCGGGATTAATTTGGTGGTAGACGATGACATCAGCACAGACGATTAATCTTGTCAATGACATTATTCATCCGACGCCGAAACAGCGTGAATTTATGCGGGCGGTCAAGGATAACACATACATTCTTTATGGCGGTGCAGCAGGCGGCGGAAAATCGTATATCTTACGATGGGAACTGGTTTATCTCTTAATTGGATGGTATAAACATCTGAAATTAAAAGGTATCCGTGTTGGGTTGTTTTGTGAAGATTATCCGGCACTGCGTGACCGGCAGCTGTCAAAGATAAAAATGGAATTTCCGGAATGGCTTGGCAGCTACAAAGAAGCGACGCATGAATTTACATTAAATCCGGCGTTCGGCAGCGGTGTGATATGTTTCAGGAATTTGGATAATCCGTCTAAGTATTTATCATCAGAGTTTGCGGCGATTGCGATTGATGAGCTGACGCTGAATGAGCAGACTGTTTTTGATTTTCTCCGCATGCGTCTCCGCTGGGTCGGCGTTGAGGATCCTAAGCTGATTGCCGGAACGAACCCTGGCGGCAAAGGACACATGTGGGTTAGAAGCTTATTCATTGACCGTAATATACCGCCGGAAATGCGGGATTTTTCAAATAAAATTGCTTTCGTGCAAGCGCGGATAGATGACAATCCGTACTTACCGGCGGGATACAGTGACGCACTTGACACACTGCCGGATAAGCTTCGGAAAGCATACCGCGAGGGCGATTGGAATATATTCGAAGGACAGGTTTTTGAAGAGTTCAGGACGAATATACACGTTGTTGAACCGTTTGAAATCCCGAAAAGCTGGCAGCGCGGGCGGTCTATGGACTGGGGATACAGCAAGCCGTATGCAATATACGAATATGCAGTAGATTATGACGGTATTGTCTATGTAATTAATGAGTGGTACGGCTGCAAGCCGGGAACGGTCAACACGGGTACGCAGGAAACGGCGCGGGAAGTCGCGCAGAAAATTAAGCATTTGGGTAGCGAGTTCGGTATTGCGGACCCTGCCATTTGGCAGAAAACTGGACATGACGGGCCGTCGATTGCAGAAGTTTTCGCGGCGGAAGGCGTGCCTTGGTATCCGGCGGATAATGACAGATTAGCAGGGAAAATGCAGGTACATCTAAGGCTAAAAGAACGAAAGCTCAAGATATTCAAAACGTGTTATCACTTGATACGGACGCTGCCGGCGCTAATATACGATAAACACAAGGTTGAAGATGTAGATACACAGCAAGAAGACCATAGTTACGACAGCGTTAGATATTTCTTGATGAGCCGTCCGATTCAGCCGGTAAAAGCAGAAAAGCCATTTAATGATGGATACAAATATGAAGATGAGGAAGGAGATGAACCGACGGCATGGGGAGTGTAATGAGTGACAGAGCATTAAGAGATTATGCATACAGAGTGCTTAAGTCAGAGTATGGTGAATGTATGGAGAATGGAATTTTAATTCCGGCAAAGAAAAGCGATGAAGAGCTGGCGGCGTTTGTGTCTCAAATGCCGCAGTGGCAGCTTGAACAAATGTATGGAATGATGTTTAAAGGAGAACTTGTCGAATGAGTTTTGATTTGTCCGAAGCGCGGAATAATGTAAAAAAGGCACTGCAGCTAACCAGTGAATGGCGCAAAAGCGCGAAAGAAGATTATGATTTCATGCGCGGTAAACAGTGGACAGACGCAGATTTGAAAGTAATGAAACAGAAATCCCGTCCGGTCATTACAATTAACCGTATCCGTCCAGTCGTCAATCTTCTTTCCGGCTATGCAGCGCAGAATGAAACGGAGCCGGATTTTCTGCCTCGTTCAAAAGAAGATGACCGGGTAGCGCGTGTGGCCAAAGGTATTACAAAGTACACTTTTGACAAGACGAATTATCAAAGCGTTAAGAAAAAGGCATTCAAAGACGCTGTCATCTGTGGCGTCGGAAATTATTGGGTCAGTTATGAATTTGATTACGCCCGGATGGATGGACGGATACAGATCAAAAACGTCAGTCCTTTTGATGTGTTTGTGGATCCGGAATGCAAAGAAGATGATTTGTCAGATGCCTTCTACTGCGGCAGATACAGCTGGGAAAGTCCGGATAAATTGAAGCAAATATATGCGGACAAAGCAGATGAAATCGCTATGCTTGCGCATAAGTACGATGACAGCGAATTGGAAACCGTTAATACAGAGCCGCTCTGGTATTCGCGGGATTTGAAAAAGCTTCGTGTGGTGCAGTACTGGTATAAAGAATACACACGGAAGAAAATATTTTCTGCAGACGGAATGATCGTCGATGAATCGCAGCCGGATTTATATTCGGCTTTTTTAATGTCTGGAGCGGAACCGGAAGAAATACCGGTTACGAAAATCAGATACGCAACGTTCTGCGGAGATGTATTACTCGAAGAGGGAGAAAGTCCTTATAAACACAATCAATTCCCACTTGTGCGGCAGTATTGCTACTTATCCGGTTACGGCGAGGACTTAGATGACGGATTGGAACCGGCGGGCATTGTGCGGGATCTAAAAGACGCACAGCGCGAACTTAATAAAAACCGCAGTCAGCGCATGCACATTGTTAATCAACAGTCGCTCGGTGTTCGCTTTTGGACTGGACCACAGTTTAACGAAAAAGAAAAACGGGAAATCCGAAATTTGTCTACAACGCCGGGCGCGAACATTTTCTTGAAACCGGGCGTGACATTTACCGATGGTCTTCCGTCGGCGCAGTCAGTCAACAACATAGAACTGGAAAACCGCTCAAGCAGTGACTTCTACACGATTTCCGGGATTACTCCGGAGAGCCTGTCAGGCAGTATCGGAGCAATGAGCGGCAAAGCGATTGACCTTCGTCAGTCAGTTACCACGGTGCAGACAGCGGAAATATTCGACAAAGCAAAAGAAGCGGAACTGCAGATTGTAAAACTCTTATGGGGGGACACAAATGCACCGGGACTGATTCCGCAGTTTTACAACAAAAACAAGGTTATGCGGATTCTCGGTGAAGACGGCAAGAAAGAATTTGTGCAGATACAGCCAGGACTGGGACAAGCAATGCAAGAACAGCAGGCGGTAGATCAGAACGGTATGCCGGTAACAGATGAAAACGGAGATCCGGTCACGAAGGTACTGTATGATTTATCCGCTTTTGATTTCGACATTGTGATCACAACATCGCAGGCAAGCGCTACCGCACGGCGGGCGAATTTGTATCAGCTGCTTGAGGCGAAGAAAGCGGGTGTTGACATACCGATGGATATCATTCTTGACTTCATGGATTTCCCGGAAAAAGAAACGGTCAAGAAGCGTATGCAGCAGGCTTCCGAACAGCCGAAGATACCGGACCTTAAAGTCAGCGCAAGTATTGAAGATTTACCGGCGGAAGCACTATCAACGGCGCTACAGTCTATCGGCGTGAATATTTCACCACAGCAGATTATGCAGGAAAGATTAGCACTGAAAGGGCGTGCAATCGCTCCGCCGGTGCAGCCACAAATTCCGATACAACAACCACAGCTATTAGGGCAGTAATGCCTTGATATATCGTCCTAAGCAACGACGTTAAAAGGCTTTTTTCTTTCGTCCGAAAAGAGACGGTAAACTACAAAAAATCATTCGACCGCCGACGTCGTTAAAACGGCAGAAGGAGATAATAATGGAAAACGAAGCAATGCTCAACGCAGAAGATTTGGGATTCGATGCAGAAGATTTGAAAGAAGCAGGTCTTGATAAGCAGGAACCGGCAACTTCAGCGGGTAATGATCCAGAGAAACCGGAAGACAATTCTGCAGACGGACAGCCGAAAACTGACCCTGATCCTGAATCGGAACCTAAAACGAAAATTGAACCGACAAAAGAACCAGAAGACAATCCGGCAGGCGGTGATTTGAAGAAAGCACTGGCAGAAGAAAGGGCTCGCAGGAAAGCGGCCGAAGAAGCGGCTAATACTTTGCGTTCGCAGATGAGCATGTCACAGAAACCGGTATTATCTCCGGAAGATTTGAATCAAATTCGCAGTTATGCGCAGCAGGAAGCCGCACGTCGGCTCAAAATTGATGACGCGTCTGATTTGATGTTCACTGACGCCCAGAAGTATCAGGAACTGCTTCATGAACAGGCACGGATTGAATATCAGATGACACGCCAGCAGGAAGAGCGGCAGGAAACCTATCAGAAAAATGTAGCGTTTATTGGCGAGCTTAAGGCTATTCCGAATATCGGCGAGCTGTGGCAGAAAGGCACTGAAATGCTGGACGGCATGACGCGAAAAGACGCTGCCCCGATTGATGCGGCATTCAACCGTGTTGATCATGGGGTAGGTACAGATGCAGACTTCAAAGTTATTCGTGATTTTGCTGAAAAAGTAAAATCGGCGATGGCCGCACCTGTGCAAAATCCGCTTGAAACGGCAAAAACACTGCCCAAAGCAAGCGCGTTAAACGGCGGTGCTCCGACCGGCGCGAAACTGTCTGAGGAAGAAATCCTCAAATATGTGGAAGAGGGTCGTGAAAGTGAGCTGCCGGCGGAAATCAGAAAGCAGATTGATGACCTCTGCGGTGATTAATTATTTTACAAAAAGGAGAATGAAATATGGCACATGAATTTAAAATTCCTGAAAAATTAGTTCCTAAGCTCTGGACGAAAAAGGTATGGAGAGAAGGTTTAAAAGCTTCTTATTTTGATAAGTTTACATCTACTAATGGGAGTAATGTTGTTCATACGAATAAAGATCTAAAACAGGCTAAAGGCGATGAAGTAAACTTTGGACTGGCAATGAATCTTAAAGGGAACGGTGTTTCTGGTAACAACACGCTTAAAGGCAATGAAGAAGAAATGCAGATGTATGATTTCAGCGTAAAGACTACTTTGGTCAGAAACGCAGTTACGCGCTTTGAGGCGGATGACCAGAAATCTCCGTACGAAAATTTGCCTCTTATCAAGGGGGTATTGGTGCAGTGGCTGTCTGACTGGAAAGATAACAAGCTGATTTCCGCATTGACCGCCAATCCGACAACCGGTGAACGTCTTATTGCGTCTACGGCAGGAACAGAGGTTTCTTTAACGGCTAATGACAAGCTGACCTGTGCGGTAATCGGCCGCGCAAAACGCAAGGCTAAAATGCATGAACCGACAGTGAAACCGCTTAAGATTGACGGACAGGAGAAATACATCATGCTTGTCGGCACATGGGCAGCGCGTGACTTGAAAGCAGATCCGGTATGGCAGGCGGCACAGCAGAACGCGGCAATCCGCGGCAGCAAAAACCCGATTTTCACTGGAGCGCTCGGCGAATATGACGGCGTCGTTCTGTATGAATATGAACGTATCATGAATACGAAAACCGGTGCGTCTTCCGCAAATGTTGTTCATAATTTGCTTTTAGGGCAGCAGGCGGCATGCTTCGCTGTAGCCCGCGAGGCTCGCTTCATTAAAGATGAGGATGATTACGGCAATGTACAGGGGAACGGTATCGCGTTCTTCGGCGGCATTGAAAAATCCATCTACAACAGCAAAGATTATGGCGTGATTCAGGTCATGACCGGTGGTGCTGTAGAGTAATTGCAATGGAGATAAGGTGAGGGCTGTAAAAGCCCTCTTTCCTTTTCTTAAGGAGTAACCATGACAGTAAGAGATTTGATTAACCGTGCGTATATGCAGGTGGGCGATACGTCGCAGGTGAACTACACGCCGTATCAGTTTCTGGAGTTTTATAACGAAGGAAATCATATTCTGCATAAGATTGTACTGCGGTATATTCCGGATATTTTACGTGTAACGGAGACGGGAATTCCGAACAGGCCGACGATTGCGCTTTCTTCTTTCGCATTGCAGATTGTATCAGTAAAGGATATGTATGGTCATTCTGTTGATTACACGATGGAAGGCCACAAAATCATTACTGCGAAAAATGCGCTGCAACGAGGATTAACCGTCGTATATATCCCGTCTGCAGATTATAAAGAGATGGATGATGAAAGCGATTATCCGGCGGAAATAGAAAGTCTTCTTGTAAATTATATGGTAGCGCGGATCCTGAAGGCGGATTTATCGTTTGTTTCCGGATGGGAAGATACGATTTCCGAAATGGCACGTCAAATGGACGATGAAAGCGGTTTTATTGCAAGGGGGTATTGGCCGTATGACAGCAGGCGAACTGATTACGATGATTAATCTGGACACAAATGAAATATTAGATGACAGTGCGGAATACATCCCCTATATTAATGCAGCCATTGATTGTCTCGTGATGATTTTGGTCCCGATGAAAGACAGGGAAGTTGTAAAAAGTATGGACATTAACGACAATAATCCGGTACCCGGTGATTTTACAGCGTTTATTCCTACGGCGGGTTACCCTGTCCGCATTGTGAACGGGTCTTTCCAGACGTACGGTGGAAAGACTGTCAATGATGTATTTTACGCTGTGAAAAAGCCGCATATATCGGATGAAACTGATTCGATTCCATTCAGCGAAATCTTTCATTTCGTGCTTGTGCAGCTGGTCTCATTTCTTGTCAAAAAGAAATCTTTAATGCTGGATTATGCCAGTGCAGATAAAGCGTTTATTGCTGATTTAACAACGGCAATCCAAGCGGCAAGAGGGCGATAATATGGGTGAGCGTTTCTTTGCTTCGACAAACGGTTTCAGATTAGGATTGGACTGGAGCAAGCCTGCGGAAAGCATTGATATTCAAAGTCTGACGCAGGCGATTAACTGTGAATACAGTCCGACAGACGGTGCGCTTCAAACGATACCCGGCGTAAAAACAATTTATACGGGAACGGCGGATATCGAGAGCCTGTATTATGACAATTACCGCAAGCAGTTTTACTTTTCCTGCGGACGTGATTTGTACAAAACGGCAGATTGGGTAACAGTAACGCCGCTGGGAACGCTAACGGGGAACAGCACTCCGAAGTATCATGCTTTTGATCATGACATTTTGATTGCTTCCGGCGGTAAATTGCAGGCTGTTTCCGGTGCTGGCGTGCTGTCTACTGTAGATGAAAGCCCTACTTGCGAGTTTGTGAGCAGCCACAGCGGCTCTGTCATTGTGGCGTCTATTTATGGACACCGTATCACATGGTCAGCTGTTGGTGATTATAGATCGTGGACGCCGGACAGCAATAATTCCGCTTCTGCGCAGTATGTAGAGGTTGGTTATAAAGATCCCGGCTGTATTATAGCTATTGATTTCTTATCAAAAGCAATCATTGTATATAAAGAATACGGTAGGGCATATCAAGTTGTGGGTAATCCCCATGAGAAAACACTTGCTGTTTATCCTCTTTCTGAAACGGCTTTGTGTTGCGGTAGTTCTATCAGCATTGATGACCGAAGTTATTATCTGGGTAACGCAGGATTAATGAGCTTTGTGCCAACGAACACGTATGCAAATATTCAGCCTTCTGAGGTAGGTCTTAATATCAATGCACAGTTGACAACTATCACGACAGAAAAAGCCAGAATGTGGCACCTCCCCGGCAAAAAACAGCTGTGGATTAAACCGGGAAAAAATCAAGATGTGTTTATTTATCACTATCTACCGAGATATGAAGATGGAAGAGGTGTTTTTACTTCAAGAAGTTTCGTTCATGATCTGCATGATGTCCTGACCGTCGGTAAAGAGATTTACATTGCATATGGCAACAAGATAGGCATTCTTGATTCAAGTATAGATACTGATGATGGAGAACAGATTACGACGTCGATTGTTTCAGGTAACCGATTGGCGCAAAGACTGTTCTTGCTGCTGTTTTCATATAATTTTGTATCAAGTAACCGCATTGAAGGTTATGGCAGCATTACAATCAGCGATAAACGGGCAAAACCTGTTACATTCAAAGCGGCTGGTACAAAGTTATACTATGCGAATGAAAAGTTGATTAATTCAATCGGCAGGCTGAATAGCAATGAGTATACGAAAGTAAATAAGATCGGCGGCGGAGCGAACCGCCATCTGCAGATAAAAATATTTGTTGCCAAGGGCGCTATCGCTTTGCGGCAGTTTGATTATACTTACGAGGAGGTTTAAATGCCTTATACGGAAAAATATCCTTTGAACCCGACGCCGCAGGGAGACAGCACGAAAGAAGCTGTACTAAAGAATAGGGAAGAAATCAAGACAATCGGGAATGCGCTTTCCGCACAATCAAAAGGCGGCGGGAGTGGTCTTCGGCAGCGCATTTTATACGGAAAAAACAGCGGCGGGAAGTACAGTTTTCTTTCCGGCGATGGATTGTCGGTCATTATTGACGGAAGTGTGATACCTGTTGTTTTAACGCTGGCAGATGGTTTTGATGAAAACGGCGCGAAAGATTACGTAGAAACAATTAACAAGAAAATCAGCGCATGGACGCTGCCAATTAACGCAATAAGCTATCTGTTTGTAGAACGAAATAACGCGGGTGCTTTGTCTTACGGAAGCGTAACAACAAAACCAGTATTTTCTGCTTCTTTGCCATCCGGCGTCGCAACAAATACTCATGTGTTCAACACACTTGAGCAGAAGATGTATTACTACAATGGTACAGAATGGAAAGCATTCGTAAGAGTTTTTATTGCAGCGGTAACGACGAATGCAACCAGCGTAACAAAGATTGAATATATGAATAATGCGGCAGCGGTAGAAATGACGGATGCTGAAAAAGAAAAGCTGTCAGGTATTGAAGACAAGGCAGAAGTTAATCAAAACGCATTTTCTAAAGTAAAAATCGGTGATAAAGAACTTGTTGCGGCAGTGAAACAGGCTGTCCTTGAATTAATCGCTGGGGATAACATTAAAATTACTCCGGATGCAGATGGTTCGAAAATAACGATAGATATAGCAAACAAAAAAGAAATATTTGATCCCGATAATTACTACACTAAGGATAAGGCTGATTCCCGCTATTATCGTGAAGGGATTCCTTTGCCGGTAACTTATAGTAACGAAGTTAATTTTGCGGGAACCGAAAATACCATACAATTCGGCTTTCGTGACCACAATATTAACACATATCGTTTTGGCAATGGCACGCAGGGCGGATTAGCTGATATTGTCGCAAAGGCATTTGATGGCAATTTGTGTTCTGGTTCTTTTGATGGTACACAACAAATGAATGACTGGTTGCGTCAACATTATAAAGATGAGCAAGTCTATGCTTGTCGTGCGTATCGTGCCTATGAAATTGTAATTAACGGCAATAAGCAATGGGGAACTGTTTTAATAAGTGCTTATCCAGCACATGACGGACGAGCATTAATAACACAGCTGTTTTTTGCTAATTCTAACGGCTTGTTTTATCGCTATCTGAATACACCAGATGAGATAGATAACACAAACAATTGGTATCAGATTGTGGGCACAAACAATGAGAATAAGCTAAAAATTGGTAATAATTACATATGGTTTACGTGAGGTGGTGTTCATGAGTGTTTTTAAACATTTATGTTATCAGAAAGAGAACGGGGAAACAGGACAGTGTGATGTATATGATGACCAGAACGAATGTCCAGACCCGCGAACGTATGTCAACGTAGACGGAAGAGATGGCTATGTAAAACTGGGGGAGTTTAATGACCCGCAGGCAAGTCCTTTACGGTGTTATGTAGCCAGTGCAAGACGGGAATTTGCGATTTTAAAAGTAGCAATCCCAACTGGCAGCTTTACAGCACAAAATTATAATGGTGCGTCTTATGACTGGACATGTCCTCGATTGATTACGAAAATAAAATGTACATCGGCGGGAGAATGGGATAAATATGTAAATGTCACTCCGGGAACAGTTTACACGTTTATGTGTGTTAAAAGTTTCAAAGAACATAAATGGGTGATATACGTTGGGGGGAATGTTCTCGTTTCTTTGTTTGAAGCAAATGACCCGCTTATCGTTTGGTGGTCACAAGAGATCAATAATTCATGAACAAGATAGGGTGATGAGATGAATTGAAATTATCAAGTTTACAGGAAATGATAAAAGATTATGAACGTATCACTGGCGAATCCGTCAGCTTTGAAGGGTTCTCTTTTGATGATGATCTTCATGATAAACAGGGAACTCATTTCAAGTTTTTTCCGAATGCCGGATTTCTTTTCTGGCAGTTGATTAAGTATGAGGGAATCGTTTATTTCCAAATTCTTGAAACATACGGCAAGTTTCACAAAATGGTTGACTACATCAGAGAGGTGATGGCGCTTAACGAAGTAAAAGATATCGTGACAATGACGACGCGCAATCCGAAAGCACATATACGCAGATGGAAAATGATTCACCATCCGGAACAGGATTATGACTACGAGGGGCGTCATTACTATGTGCTGACTGGCACAATTGAGAATCTACATTAGAAAGGAGATTGCATGCTATTATTTGATTTACAGCTGTTCGGGAAAAAGGGGACAAAGATAACGACAACACCGGCGCAAGTACCCCAGATGTCCGATGAGGAAAAAGGGCTGCTTGGCGAACAGCTGAAATGGGCACAGACTACACAGCCGGTGGCACAAAACCTACTGAATATGGCTAATCAAGCACTAAGCAGCCAACAGGTTACACCGAATCCCAACTGGCAGACATTGTATGACCGAGCGCAGAATCAGACAGCCGCCAATAATCAATTGGTACAAGGATTGATTCCGCAAGTAAATGCAAATACAGACGCTAATGCAGCGGCTAACAATCGTTTCTCTGGGCTGCTGGGGAATGCTATTCAGTCTATGACGCAGGGAAATAAAGAACTGGCGTCCGAATACAATACGGCCATGCAGAATAATAATACTGCTATGCAAGGATTGTTAAACGGTGTGCTGCCATCTTCTTATGCGGAAAATCGACAAAAGGCATTACAAGCTGATTTAACGAATACAGTCGGGAATACATTGTCCGGACTGGCCAGCCGGGGAATTATTAATTCTTCACAGGCGGACAGCGCATTCAATGATATTTCCCGAAATGCGTCCAATACGCTGGCCGCGCAGTATGGAAATGATATGCAGACAGCTGCGGGGCTTGCCGGACAGGCCTATAACAGTCAATTGGCGGGCATTAACGGTAAGGCGGGGCTATTGGGTGATATGTTCAGGAACCAACTTTCCGGCTACGGGCAGCAGGCTGATTTGGCAAATACGAATTTTAACAACCGGCAGCAGGGGATTTCAACGCTGTCACAGCTGGCGAACCAGTCGCAGCAGATGGCAACGGATCCGATTAAAACAGCGGCAACGGCGCAGGAAGCGGCGACCAACACGCCGATGAAATATTTAGCGATGGCGACAGGACAGAACGCACCAACGCAAGGGTTATTATCTCAATTATCACAACAGCGGTATTCAGTAGCTTCTCCTGCACAGACGGTTGTACGTCAAGGGAGCGGCGGATTCTTTGGAGGTCTTATGAGCGGATTAGGAAGTTATTTTGCATGCTTTACAGTAGGAACAGAAATTTCAACACCGGAAGGTGCAGTTGCCATTGAACAGATGACATTTGGTGATCAGGTTGTTTCTCTTGGCGCAGTGAATGAGGTTACAGAACTTCATAATATGGGCGAGGCGGATATTTATGAACTGCGCACGCCATCCTGCACGGTAGAAACCACACAGACGGAAGTATTCATGACGCCTGATGGAAAGAAACCTTTAACCGAACTTTCCGAAGGTGAGAGTGTCATGACAGTAAACGGATTTGAACCGATTACATCAATTGTAGAAACCGGTCGAAAAGAAAAGGTTTATGAACTGGAATTGACCGGTGACAATATGTTCTATGCAAACGGTATCTTGGCGGAAGGCTTGACAGAAGCTGACAAAGCGGGTAATGGCCCGGATGGCGACATTATTCCTGCAGAAGCGGTTGACGTTGTTCCTGCAGAACAGAAAACAGAAGATTCTGCAGAAGAACCTATGCAGGAAACGGAAGCATCTGCAGAAGAGAGTAACGAAGCAGAAGAAAAGAAAAAGCCGGCAGCTAAGAAGCCGGCAACAAGAAGAAAGACGGTTACTAAGAAAGCGGGTAAATAATCATGAGTGTTATCTATGTACAGGATAAATCACCATGGGATCAGATTGGGAATCTGGCGGGACTGTGGGCGGCAACCCGTCTGCAGAAGATACAGGATACCCGCAATGCTAAAGATTATGCAACAAGAGTATTCGGGGGTTATCAAGAGGAACAGTCCCCGGGACTTTTGTCTCAATTGACACAGCCGCAGACCCCGCAGATGGGCAGCGGTCTTTTTGCGCAGGACGGTCTTGAAAAAGCAATGCCTCATTTCAAGATCAACACTGCCGGCACACAGCCTTTGCAGTCTTCAACTACGGCGGGGCAAGATGCATTAGAACAGGCCGTCCCTCATTATCAGTTGAATATGCAGCAGACACAGCCGCAAACACAAGCGCGCCTGAGTGCACCTGACAAAAACCAAATTAAGCAGTCGCTTCGGAATAAAGCCGGGGCGGCATATGTCAGCTTCATCAAGAGCGGCTATGGACAGCAAGAAGCGGCACGCATGGCAAAAGAAATGCTTGAAAATGATACGGCCGAAGAATTTGGTAAACAGCTTAGCGCCTATCAGGACAGCGTTCTTGAGCCGGCAAGACAGGATATTCTGAATCAGCTTGTCTATACCACGGATAAAGACGGGAATGCGACAGTCAGCGGTTATGATCCGAAAAAACTTAAGGCAATGGCGCCGCGGATTGTCGCTTATAATTACCGTGCTCAGCAGCTGGGGCTTCCACAGATTGATATGAATATGCTAAATAACATCAACGCGTTGGATAAGCCGAATATTTCTTATAAGACAATGCCAAATGGCCAGCTTGTAGGAATCAATGGCGATACAGGAGCTGTCCAGCAAATGGGGAATTATGCACCGCCGCAAGATCCGCGACGTTTTTATGTGAATACCGGCGGCGGATTATTTGATGTCAGAAGCGGGCAGATTATTCCTGGTACGGCAAGAGAAGTGCAAGGGCCCGGAACGAGCGGGTACAATTCACAGATTATTTCACAGCTAAGTCACTTGCAGCAGATGTACGAGAAGCAACATATGTATGATGATGATTTCGATCCCGCAAAATCTCCTTATTATGCACGACTGCAGCAAGTCTTAAAACCACAGCAGCCCGGACAGCCGGAAGATGTAACAGGCGGGCAGAAACAGCTTGTTAATGATGAGCAGGGGCTTAGTAATAAAATTATAGAAATGCGGCAGAGAATGTCCAAAGAAGAGGTACAGCAAGCATTGAGAAACGAAGGTCTTGGTTTCTATGCAGCATGGGTACCGTAAAGAGGTAAAATATGGGTTATTTTGATGAATTTCAACGTACCAGCGGTGGTGAAAGATATTTTGATGAATTCAAAAATCAGCCGCCGCAGGATTCGTCTTTGCTTGATAAGGCCAAAGGCTTTTTAAATAGCATAGATGAATCCTATGAAGAAGGGCGTGCAGCGCGTAAAGCGCAGTGGGAGAAGACAAAAGCCAATGTATGGAATACTCTTTCTGATTACGCGGCTAATGCCGGCAAAGCGATAGAAAATTACGGCAATGAAATTACGGCTGCAGGAGAACGTGCCATGGAAGCATATAACAACGGAGAATCCATCAACATGGAAGACCCGACACAAGGCTTTGAAGGTGAAAACTATAACAGGGCGAAAATGAATGTCTACAATGAACTGGTAGGCAAACCTGCCGGATACGCTGCCATCACACCAGGTATGCCCGGCATTGTCCGCATGACAGGCGGTGCTTTAGCTGTCCCGACTCTTGTCGATTCTACGATGCAGACTTATGACCAGAACATTGCAAATGACGACGGCACGCCTGTTATCAGCACAGCAAAAGGGGCTCTTTTGGATCCGGTCATTAATCCCATTAAAGAGGCGGTCACCAATCCGGGAGAATATGTACAGAGCCTTGTGGATAATCCGACCGAATTGTGGGATAAAGTGTTCTTACCGGGCGCGGTCATTCACGGAGCGGCAAAAGGCATAAAAAAAGCAACGCCGAAAAGTATCAGCGAGCCTATCCGCGAGCATGTGACGGAACCGTTTAATGAACATGTTATTGACCCGGTGAAGAGTGGCCTCGCCAACGCCAAAGGTCGTTTTTTTGATTCTTTTAAACGTGGCGGAGAAACAGGTTTTGACGATTTAGCCCGTGATACCGAGATGGGCACGCAGTCACTTAAAGAAACAAACCTGCCGCCCGAATACGGCGAAACAGGAGATATAAAAACAGATGTTTACAACCGTCTCCGCCAGAACGGATTTACTGATTCCGAAGCGGCGGGGATTACCGGAAATATTGCGCAAGAATCCATGTTTGATACGGAAGCGCTTTCGCAAGATGGATATAATTCCCACGGGCTGGTACAGTGGACAGGCGACAGAAAGGCGCATTTAGAGCAATTCGCCCGGGAAAACGGACTGGATCCTAAAGATTGGCGTACACAGGTAGATTTTATCTCCGAAGAGATGAATACAACGGAACGGGCGGCTTTTGAAGCACTCCGCAAAAATCCAAATATCACTCCGGAAGAAGCGGCGCATATTGTCCGCGAACAGTATGAACGTCCGGATCCGGCAGTGGCCAATGACGCATACCGCCAGCAGGTTGCCAGAGAAGTCTATGACGGTCGTAGTGTTCGCCCTGTGCAGCGTTCTATACAGCAGAACAATTTCAATGATTTTGTGGAAGATGTGAAGCAGGCAGCACCGGAAGAAGCAAGTCTGAATTTCATGAAAGATCCTGTAAGAGATATTACGCCGGAAGAATTGTCCAATCGTATCAAAGATGGGACAATTCCCAAGGAAGTGTTCCGTACTTATGATGAAGCGGGATATAACGCATTTAAAGATTTACCAGAAAAACAGAAGTTTGAATATGCACGTCAAGAAACGCTTAAACTTGCTGACGGAATAGACGATCCGATGGGAGAAAAAGTAAGAGTTATTTTTGACAAAGAAAACAAAAATGCAGTAAATGACGCAGTTAAAGCTTTTACTTCCGGACATGGCGAAAATATGTCTATTTCTGACAGCCGTGCATTTGCAACTGGGTTGATAAAAGATACTGTTCAAAATCCGGATTTTATTCTTAAGCAAAAGAACGGAAGAAAACTCTATGTGAATCTATGGCGCGGAAAAGATAATTTGTTACATCAAATAGCGGTCAGCATGGATAAAACCGATAAAGGGAAAATTATCTCTTCAAGTACGGCTATGGATAAGCCCAGACATCGAAACAATGCTATTAATCAGCTTTCAAGAGATATAAAAAACGCCGACGAATTAATTTACGTCGGCGAAAATATTCGAGGTCGTCAGTCAGGGTATCCTCTGCAACCCTCCAGTGATAGGGGTTCAACGCCGGATACCCAGCTCCACCCATCTGGCAACTCTATTGTAGCAGAAGAAACAGGAAAAGTAAAATTGCCGGGTGATGAACGGTCATTTATGGTAAAACCTGTTGAAGAAGCAGCAGGTAGTGACTTGACCACATGGCAGGGAGAGACGATTTCACGCAAGCAGATTCTTGATGATGTAAATAGCATTTTCGGGGCTACGATCAAGAAGGGGCGTGTCGGTAAGAAAGGCACCAACGGCTGGTATAACCCTAAAACGGATATTATACGAACAAGAACATTCGGGGATCCCCGAACTGTTATGCATGAACTTGGTCACTATGTGGATGCAAGGTTTAAATTCAGCAACCGTCCTGGTTTTGATACAGAATTTTCCAATGTTATCCATAAACGTTTCGGAAATGCCTATAACAAAGGTGGCATAAAAACCATCCGAAAGGAAGGGATTGCTGAATTTTTCCATGACTATGTTACGCGCCGTAAAACAGCAGCCTCTGATTTCCCACTGTTTTATAAGGAATTTAAACAAATATTGGAAGGTGATAAAGACCTGCATGCTGCAGTAGACAAATTGTCTTATGTCGGCCATCAATGGTATGCGCAGCCTGTGTGGGAACGGATGAAAGGTTCTGTTTCTTTTGGCGGTAAAGAAAATCTACTGCGGAAAACGTTGAAATTCTTTAAGGATTCTAAGGAAGTCGCACGGAAAGTTTATCATGAGCCGTATACTACAATGGTGGATGAACTTCATCCATTAGAGGAACTTATCGGTGAAGTAGAAAAACGCACGGGAAGAAAGTTAAGGATAGAAGAAAACGCATTCAAACAGGCGTGGCTTGCGCGCGGTTGGGCAGGTAAAGCAGAAGCCCTTCTGCAGAATGGTTCGCCCAAGCATAGAATCCCCGCTTTTAAAGAGATTATCCGAAAAATCCCGGATAATCAGCTGAAAGATTTTTCTACATATCTGACCGCATTACGCGAATTGGATATGAACCACTGGAATACATTCTTACCGCGAGATGAAACACCACTGATTACGAGATTTACAAAATCAGAATGTTTTGACGTCATCAAGCATTATGAGAAGAATCCTGTTTTCGCGAAAGCCGCTACGGAAATCCACAGATATAATGATTTCCTGCTTGCAAATGCTGTAGATGCCGGTATGTTATCGGTAAAGGCTGCAATGGCCATGAAGAATAAATATCCTCATTATGTACCGTTCTTCCGTGAATTTTATGAAGCTGCAGAAGCACAAAGGAATGGAACAGGAAAAGGATTTGCTAATGTGGGGGCTGTCACAAAGAAAATGCGCGGCAGCACTTTAGATGTAGTAGACCCACTGGAAGGAATAATCCGGAATACTTTCTCAATAATGAGTGCCATCGAACGGAATAAAGTCGGGCAGTCTATTGTAAAACTGGCAAACGTTGATGGCATGGGAGCATTGATTGAAAAAGTGTCCGGTGCGGCAAAGGTGACGGATCATAGTTTCAGTGTGTGGAGAAACGGAAAGAAAGTCGTTTATAACACGACACCGGAATTGTATCAGGCATTTAAAATGTTGAATCCGGAAGGTGCAAACATGTTTACGAAGCTTCTTTCTTATCCGGCAAAATGGCTTCGTGCCGGGGCGACGTTAGGGCCCGAATTTATCTTGCGAAATCCTGTCCGCGACATGATTTCCGCTACGATCTACTCTAAGCATGGATTTATCCCCGTTGTAGACACTCTTAAAGGGTTAGGGCTGTATCTGCAGAAAGGCGATACTTACTGGGAATACATGCGGTCAGGCGCGGCACAGGCTAATCTTGTTTCTCTTGATAGAAATTACCTTTCCGGACAGATGAGAGACTTGTTGCAGCGGCCAAGCGTCAAAAAGATGGTAACCACAAATCCGATTGAAGTACTTCGCGGATTGTCCGAAGCCACAGAAATGGCTACACGCTTGGCAGAATTTCATAATGTCCGGAAAGGGTATACAGGTATCGGAAATCGGCTGTTCAGCAGAAAGCGAAATCCGGGCAGTATTCAAGAAGCGGCGCTTGAAAGCCGTGATGTAACGTTGGATTTCTCTCGAATAGGGTCTCATACAAAATCACTGAATAAGACGATTGCATTTTTCAATGCAGCCATTCAGGGGACGGATAAGATGTTCCGTGAATGGAAAGCTAACCCACGGGATATGACGGTAAAAACGGCTATGTGGATTACCTTGCCGTCAGTCCTGCTCTGGGAACTCAACAAGGACGATCCACGGTATCAGGAGTTACCACAATGGCAGAAAGATATTTTCTGGATTATCCCTACAAAAGACACTCTGATTAAAATCCCCAAACCCTTTGAACTGGGAATTCTTTTCGGTACCGTTCCGGAACGTATGCTGCAGTGGGATTATGACAAAAAAAGAAAACAAAAGGGAGTGGGATTCAAAGGCCTTGCCGGCTCTGTACTTGATTCTATGGCTCCATCATTCCTGCCGACTGCATTAGTGCCGGCTATTGAAGCAATGACCAATCATTCCATCTTTATGGGGCGCGATATCGTACCACAAAGCCAACAGAATACAATCCCTGAACTGCAGTATGGCCCTTACACGTCAGCGGTAGGTCGCAAAATAGGTGAAACGTTCGGCGTTTCACCCCGAAAGATAGATAATACAATCCGCGGATATGGCGGCAGTCTTGCTGGACTGGGATTGACGCTTACAGACGGAGTGGCAGGACTGGATGAAACACGTCCGGCAAAGAGATGGACGGAACAGCCGGGGATTCGTGGATTTACTGCCACACCTTATTCCAGTAGTGAAAGCGTGCAGGAAGTTTATGATGCCTATGACAGGCAGTTGAAATTATTTAATGCGGGGCGGGAACTACATAGGCGGATGGACGGATTCGATCCGCGAGAATTTGAACAGATGAAGAATGCCGTGAAAGCTTTTCAGAATATTAACCTGGCAAAGAAGGCAGTCATGAAAAGTGATTTATCCAGTGATGCTAAACGAAAGAGGCTGGATGAAATACAAATGTCGCAAGTCCGAATTGCAAGACGAGCATTAGGAAAGGAGAGTATTAAATAATTGGAACATGAACTTTTTCATGCACTGCTTCCGATCGCAAGCAACATTGTATATGTGGCACTTTCAATGGCTGTAGGCTTTCTTTGGAATAAAGCTAAAGGCCTGCAAGAAAATAGGGAAAAGACAGAGGACGGCGTCAGAGCGCTTCTCAAGGATAGGCTTATCAGTATTCATGCCTGTGCCGTAAAGCGAAATGCCATCACATATACAGAATTGGAACGAGCGTCTACTATGTATGAGGCTTATCACGGTTTAGGCGGCAACGGTACAGGGACAGCGATTATGGAAGAACTTCGAAGGCTGCATATTCAAAAGGATGGTTAATCATGATGGATAAAATTAAAGGACTGTGGACGCGATATGTTCCGCGTATTTCAAGACGTGCGAACACATCTTTAAAAGTTGTTTATCTTTACGGAGCCGGACTTCTGATTCTGTTTTTTATGGTTCTCTTCTCGTGGCTTCATGATTTTTACCGAACAGGAGCAGCTAATACGGCACAATTAATTACATTTTTCAAAGAGTATGCAGCTCCGGCGGTGGTCGGGGCTGTTACTTTTATATCAATTTTTTCGGTTAATAAAAACCGGAACGGTGATTCTGACGCGGCAGAGAAAGGAGCGGCAAACAATGAAGGGAATAGACGTATCTGAAAATAATGGAATGGTAGACTGGGGTGCTGTAAAAGCGGCAGGTTTTGAGTTTGCTATTATCCGCATTGGTTACGGCAAAGGGCACTTAGACAGTCAGTTTTACGACAATGTGAATGGCGCTTTAAAAGCAGGACTGAAAATCGGCATTTACCATTATTCTTATGCATTATCTGACGATGTGGCAGGTATCGAAGCGGATTTTGTTATTCAGACGCTTGAAGAGTGCGGTTTGACTACAGATAAATTACCGATGGGTGTATGGTTTGATATGGAAGATGGTGATGGTTATAAAGAACGTCATGGCATGCCGGATAATCAGGAACTGACAAACATCTGCAACGTCTTTATTAATCGCTTGTGGGATGCGGGCTATAAATATGTGGGACTGTATTCTTGTTATGATTGGCTGGTGAATATTCTGGATGTTGATCAGCTGGGCGGATGTGCAATATGGTGTGCGCAGTTTGATTCAAAATGTGATTATCCGGGTGCCCATATCTGGCAGTACACGAAATCTGAAAACATTGAAGGGAAATTGTTTGATGCAGATGTCGTGATGGAGGGTTAAATGTGGAAAATCAGAAAAGGGCTTATTTTATCGGCGGTCTTGCTGTCGCTGTGGTTGTCGCCATTATTCTGTGGTTCGCATATGCAGCATGTGCAGGCAGAAGCACAGTACACGATCTCCGAAATGGAGCTGACGCAGTTAGAAATGAACTCTCAAATGCAGAAAGTGAACAGCGAAAAGAAAGACAAATTATTAATAGAACAGGAGAAGCAATTGAACGAAGCCGAGATGAAATCGGCGAAAGCAGAAAACGAATTGCAGATAGCAAACGAACAAATAAAGAAATTAAGAAAATCGAACGAAGCGACAGAGAACTCATTGAAGAAAACCAGAGAATTATTCAACGAGTACGAGAAAGAGGCAGAACGGAAAATAAGAATTAAAACTCGACAAAAAAATCTATGGATAATGACAACAGTAGTAGCCGTGGGAGCGGCCATCTCCCGGAGGTGATCCTAAACTTAATCTATGGTATAATATAATTAGTTGAGCCGTGGAGTATTGCACAAAGCGGACCAGAAAAAGAGTTCTGACATGGAAATTGCATCAGGGCTCTTTTTCTTTTTAAGGAGGATTATATGAGATGGTTTTTATATGCACCATTGCAATTACTCATTATGATAATCTGCTATATCACGAACCCTATTGTAGTATTGTTTGCCGACAAAAACGGGGAACTGCATGGATTTTTGCGAAAATGGCAAACATTTGATGATTCATGCGATAGCGAAGACTGCGTGACAAAATATGTACCAGACTGGATGCGGTATGATTTCTATAAATACTACTGGGCGGAGAAACGATATGATCCGAACTATGGACGGGTTATGAAAAGATCGATTAACATTGCGTCGCTGCCGTTAATCGATAAATTGAAGCGATATTGTTGCCGTGTGTTCTGGTTGTCAAGAAACTGTGCATATGGTTTTGCAATTGACTGGTTCGGAGCGACAATCAATCCAGATAATGTAGTAGTCATTAATGATTATAGAGCAGGAGAGTCCGAAAGAAATATATTTGTTACGCGGGATTTAAAATACTGGAAAATATATAATTCTATGCGAATTCTGAACACGAATTACCGATGGAAAATATATTTAGGATGGAAAATTCATAACGTGCAAAGTATACATAGAGCAATGCTGGCACTCCGAATGTGGTTCTGCAAAGCAAATTAAAAGACGGGGCGGGGAGAAATCCCTGCTCTTTTTTTTCTTTGAGCGGCAAAAATACGGCAAAAATTTTAGCTAAAATACCGCATTTTAACGGTTGTTGTTTTTATCATTATTTCTTGGCCACTCGGTAAAATCGACAAAACACAAACACAACGATTTTCAACATGTCTTAATAAAGCTTATGCTATAATCAAAAACCAGAGGGGAGTTATCCCGCTGAATGAAATCATGGGCTTGTCATAGAAATCATTTTGAAAACGTTATAGGTGCACAGGAGGAAAAACATGATATCTGTATTTGATACGCAGCCCGTCATTCTGGAAGAAAAAGACGGACATGTACTGACGGTCAGCAGAAACGGTCTGCTGTATAAAGACAGCAATGGGGAAGTTTTAAAAGATGTGGACTTTGAAGACGTAAATGGGATTCTGCCTTTACGTTACCTGAATTCGAACATCAGTTATAACCTTATTTTCCGCGGCCGGAACTGGAAAAATATGGCTTCTGAGCTGGATACGGATCGGTACAATACCTCTGGCGGCCATAATATACGGGAGACCAAAGCCATTATTACCGCTTTTGCCCGTCATAAGCTGACGGATGATTTTCCGGACAATCTGGACACACTGGACTTGCCGCTGGATTATTCTTACTTTAAAAAGAGGGAAACC